TCCTAGTCGACTAATAAATATAGTGCTATATAATTAAGCTATGTCTCCAGAAAAACTTTCTGTTAAGAAACAAAAAGAGTATTTGGCACGGTATATTAAAGAAATCAAAGAACGTAATCCTTGCATGGACTGCAAAGTATCCTATCCGTATTATATGATGGACTTTGATCATGTAAGAGGGCGGAAGCAAGCAAACGTAGCAGAACTCATAAGTACGTTATCAAAGAAACGAATAGATGCAGAAATAGCTAAGTGTGAAGTAGTTTGCTCAAATTGCCATAGGGCAAGAACTCATGAAAGAAAAATACGGAAGGCAGGATAGAAATGAAATTTTGTACATATTGCGATAAGTTATCATATACATCTAAAGTAACACTACATGGAACCAAGATCTATTATTGTGATGATCATGCAGATAGAATTGCAGTTGACTAGGATTATGGTATAATACAATAATGAATAAGAAATTTACTTCTCTAATGGTATTGCTGGCAACAGCAATCCTTTCTGGATATGCTATGTTTTCATTTTTAAAAAAGGCGGGACTAGATGATATCTTTGACTTTGACCTTGGAGAAGATATTGATGAGGAACTCTTCTAAAATCTTCATTAGGTCGATACTAGCTATCTTGGCTGTATATTACTTGGCTGTTATATTGGCTTATATATATCCGTAAAGCGTATCTTTTTATCTCCCGCCCTTTTAAGGGTCATCATATACCGAAGGTAGCAAAAGACCCTATTCGGGCCTTAGAAGCCCTGTAGGGCATTTATGAGGGGTATTCTAGAAAATGGATAAGATTTGAAAATGGGTCTTCTCTCGTCGGCGCACTTTTTCGCACTTTTTTCGCACTAATTATTCAATTACCATTACGGCTACAGTAATATTTGAGCCGTCTTCTGATATTGCGTATATGCTATCTTGAAAAGGAACGTTTTCTATAATAACTGGAGGGGCGTCATGTTCGGCTCGTAATCCATAATTAGTTAAAGAAAGATCACTTCCTCCAATTAGTACGTGTTTGTTTGCGCTGGTGTTTGTGATTATTATTTTATAATGTCCTTTAACTGGACTGGCAAAGCTTAGCTCTACTGGAGTTGCATTTGCTGTAACTAATTTAGTTTTTATCATGGTTTAATTATACACCGATAAAAGAAAAAATCCCATTCAGAGGCGGATCCGAATGGGCTTTTCTAGTATCCTAAGATACATTATACGAGGAACATAAATGCTCAACCCGTACTACTTAATTGTAAGATAACTATCATTCAAAGTCAAGAACTTTTATTCTTCTTCTGGCGATGGGGTATATGATGGCTGAGGCCCCAGAAGGAATCCTTGGTCATGGTATGAAACCATTTTAGACACATCTTCTGGTCCGACCATCTTTGTCGCAATTAGCGTCAATAGGTCATAAATCCTGTGTAGCATAATATAATTTACCATAGGTAAATTTTGATCTAGTGGTACTGGCTCAAAGTTTTCTTCAGTCATTTTCTCTTCCTAGGTCTTCCCAAAATTTTTCCCGCCCCATGGCGTCTGTTTCAATCATTGGCTGCCCATCCCGCAAAATTTTTACGTGGAAAAAGTTATTTTCCTGTTCGCATGAGCAGCTACCGTTTTTGCAATTTGTGTTCATATAGATTCTACTTTCTTTACCGATGTTACAATCTGGTCGTAAAACTGGCTACCCATAAAATTTTTATATTCACAGGATAGACAGTATAGATATAGCATGTCCAAATTGTCCTGATTACAGAGAAGAAGGCCTTGATCCATAGGGCATTGTAACCTTGGAACAAGACCTTCCTCTGAAAGGGCTATATATCTAGATACATACTGTATCTTCATTATTCCTACTTCGCTGTGTCAGTGGGGAATTGCAAAAGCCATTCCTTTGCCCTTGGGGTTAAACCTTTCCAGGCTGACCAATTTTTACCGCCATTAGTCATGTAGTACGTTATCTCTGCGTTTGTTACTGGGTCGAATAACTCTTTGTTACTCTTTAGATTGAATTTTTCTAGTCTTGCAGGACCGAGATTCCCGATCATGTTAATTTGAAAAATTCCATACGAACTGTCTCCAGTTTGCTTATTCCCGTTATATGCAAGCGGTCTTCCGTTAGATTCACGCTTTGCTATTGACCAGGCTTTTTTAAGGCCTAATCCTTCGAATCCTACAGTCTCAAGCAATAGTTTTAGCTCTTTGTCTGTAAGCATCTCAGATGGCTTGTAAATCTCTTTACTAAAACTATCTAAGACTTCTTGCTTTAATTGGGCTTCAGTTTTCACTAAAGGTTTTACTGTTAAAGCATTTGCTGGCTGTACAGGAAACAAAAATAATGTTATCATTACTATCGTAACCATATTATGCACAACATCGCTTAACTGTTGTTTTATATTCTCCATTGGCATTTCCTCCTTTAGAGATAACGAACTATAATAGTAACATTACTTGACAGTAGGTGTCAAGTTAGTCAACTAAGAAAGATAAGATGAATATATCCTTTTCTACGCCTAAAGTTAATTTACGAACGGCAAATGGGTACGGTCATGCTGGATTAAAAATAGTAGAGTCGTTGACTAGCTTAGGAAATATAGTTCCATTTCAAGACGCTAAGGCTCCAGTACAATTAAATTTTTCTCAACCAACAAACTTTAAGTTACATAGAAACCAATATCAGATTGGTTATACTCCATGGGAATCAACAACAATCCCAGCAGACTGGAAAGAATACTTAGATGCAGTAGATGAGATATGGACAACTTCAGATTGGTGTAAAGAAGTTTTTGAAAAAAACGGTTACTCTGATGTAAGAGTGTTTCCACATGGAATAGATCCTATATGGTCACCAAAGCGCAGACAACTCAGACATGGAAGACCATTAAAGTTTTTGCATGTTGGAGAACCAGCACCTAGAAAAGCTGGGCAGATGGTAGTTGATGCATTCGTTCATCTTTTTGGAAATGATCCCTTTTACTCTTTAACTATTAAAGCGCATACTCATAATACAACACGTATATATAATAACTATATAGAAAAGAATATAATCGGGCTACCAGATAATTTGTATAGTAATATTAAAGTAATAACAGATCCTATATCAGATGAGCAAATGGTAAACCTCTATCACGACCATGATGTTTTAATTTATCCAACATACGGAGAGGGTTTTGGATTTATTCCACTACAAGCCCTTGCAACTGGAATGCCAGTTATATCAACTTATGATTGGGCACATTATAAAGATTACTTAGGTCCTCTCAAATTAAGATCGGAAGTAATTGATTCTCCATGGCCATTCCCACATGAAGGAAAAGTTTTTGAACCAAACTATAAACACCTACTTGAGCTTATGAGAGATGTGTCTATGAATTATAACGCATACTCAGGATATTACTTTGCACAGGCATCTAGGGTACACGAAGAGTATAATTGGTTGCAGTTGACCAATAAAGCCTTCGACCATATTTTTAAAAAATTTAAATAACCCCTTCCCCCGCTAAAGATTTTTTGGTACACTTAGATCTCATTCAAATTTTAAATTAATCCGTAAGGCGGAAGAAAAGGTGTCACTAAAAAATGTCAAGAACTATTGAAAACCCATATGAAAACTTTATTGCATTGTCACGATATGCAAGATGGATCTCTGAAGATAACCGTAGAGAAACTTGGGGTGAAACTGTTGATAGGTATTTTGACTTTATGCTATTGCACCTAGATAAAAATCATAACTATAAGCCGTCCGATAAACTTCTTAAAGAGTTAAAGGACGCAGTGTTTAATCGAAATGTAATGCCATCAATGCGTTCTGTGATGACAGCAGGTGCAGCATTAGAGCGTGATAATGTGGCTGGATATAACTGTTCATTTGTCCCAGTAGATTCACCACGTTCATTTGATGAGACAATGTATATTCTTATGTGCGGAACTGGAGTAGGGTTTTCTGTTGAATACAAGTATGTCAACAAGCTTCCTGCCGTTCCAGAATCATTTGAGAAGTCAACAACAATTATTACAGTAGAAGATTCCAAGCAAGGCTGGGCAAAAGCATACCGTGAGCTATTAGCTCTACTTTGGTCAGGACAAATTCCTGCAGTTGATGTTTCAAAGGTTCGTCCCGCAGGCGCAAGACTCAAGACAATGGGTGGTCGCTCATCTGGTCCACAGCCATTGATTAATCTTTTTGATTTTACTATTGCAAAGTTTAAAAATGCAGCTGGTCGTCAGCTAAAGCCTATCGAAGCACATGATATTATGTGTAAGATTGGCGAAGTAGTTGTTGTAGGTGGAGTTCGCAGATCTGCTATGATTTCTCTTTCAAACATTAACGATATTGAAATGGCATCAGCAAAATCTGGTAACTGGTGGGAGAATAATACACAACGTGCACTTTCAAATAACTCTGTTGCGTATTCACGCAAACCAGAGATGGAGCAATTTATTGCAGAGTGGAAATCACTTTATGACTCAAAGTCTGGTGAACGTGGAATCTATAATGTCGCAGCAGCGCAGAAGCAAGCAGCTAAGTATGGTCGCAGAGACCCTGAAGTACATTATGGAACGAACCCATGTTCAGAAATCATTTTACGTCCTTATCAGTTTTGTAATCTTTCAGAAGTCGTATTACGTGAAAAGGATACAAAAAAGGATATTGAAAGAAAAGTCGAACTAGCAACTATTCTTGGAACATGGCAAGCAACTCTAACTGATTTTAAATATCTTCGTAAGATTTGGAAAGACAACACAGAAGAGGAACGACTATTGGGAGTTTCTTTAACTGGACAATTTGGGCATAAGTTTATGTCAGGCAAGGATGACCTTGTATCTCTAGAAGCATTTTTAATGAGTCTTAGAGAATCAGCAAGAGCAACAAATAAAGAAGAGGCTGGGAAAATTGGGATTCCTGAGTCTGCCGCAATTACTTGCGTTAAACCTTCTGGAACAGTGTCTCAATTGGTCGGGGTATCTTCAGGAATGCATGCATGGCATTCACCATATTACATTCGTACAGTTCGTGGTTCAAAGGGAGATCCAATCTCTACATTTTTGAAGGAAGTTGGAATTCCAGTAGAAGATGATGTCATGAAGCCAGCAGACACATACGTATTTTCATTTCCAGTAAAAGCACCAGACGGTGCTATTGTAAGAAATGATTTAACTGCTATTGAACATCTTAATATTTGGTTAGTTTATCAACGTGCATGGTGTGAACATAAGCCATCAATTACAGTATCTGTAAAAGAAGATGAGTGGATGGAAGTCGGAGCTTGGGTATACAAGCATTTTGATGAAGTCTCTGGTATTTCATTCCTTCCACACTCAGATCACACATATAAGCAGGCTCCTTATCAAGAAGTAAGCAAAGAAGAATATGATGCTCTTGTTGCAAAGATGCCAAGCAATATTCGTTGGGAAGATTTATCTTTTTATGAGACAGAAGATGGAACTTCTACAAATGCTACTTTAGCCTGTAGCTCAGATGGAAATTGCGAGCTTGTAGACATTTCTGCATAATAGTAGTACAATAATAGAATTGGGGTAAAACCCAAAATTCCTGGGCACACCGCCCAAGATGGAGGATCTAATGAAAAAAGATCTTAATAATGATGGAGTAATAACAATGACAGAACAAATCCTTGCAGCTCTCGGAACGTATGCTCGTGCATTCCTTTCGGCAGCCATTGCTTTGTATATGACTGGAAACACAAATCCAAAGGACCTTCTACTGGGTGGAGTTGCAGCAGTTGCGCCAGTTATTTTGAAGGCCCTAAGCCCAAGCAATCAAGACTTCGGCTTTAAGGCACCAAAGTAAAGAAAAACATAACAACAGATTAGGACTGCTCCTATGCTAAAATAAGCATAGGAGTTTTCCTATTTAGGAGTACTAGTATATGGCAGGACAAAAAAATTTCGAAGTGGATCAAAATGCCACTTTTACATTTATTGTTGAATATAAAGACAATAACGGTTTACCCATTAACTTAACTGGGTCTACCGCAAAAATGCAGGTCCGTGATACAAAAGGCGGAACTAAACTTGCATTTACTTTAACTTCGCCAGCTGGTGGTATAACTATAGACGGTCCTAATGGTAAATTAACCATGAAGATGACTCCTACTCAAACAAATAAACTGTTCTACCCAAAGTCTTCATATGATATTATGTTGACTGATTCAAACGCAAATAAAATTAAAATCGTAGAGGGATTTTTAACTCTAAGTAGATCGGTGACAATTTAATGTCTGAAACAGTAATAGTAACGGAAATAAGAAATGATGTAATCGTTTCTACTCCTGGACCACAAGGCCCAAGAGGAAAGTCTATATTAAACGGTAATGGAGTTCCTTCCGCAAACCTTGGTTTAGAAGGAGACTTTTATTATGACAAGCTCACAACTAGATTCTATGGACCAAAGCTATCAGATCTAACTTGGGCTGGCGCTACAAACTATTTACTAAGCACAATGACAATGACCTATCCTTGGGAGCTTTCTCAGGTAACAGGTCCAGTAAATGGAACATATTCCTTAGAAATAAATCATAATATGGGATATAACCCAAACGTGACCATCAAGGCAAGTTCTGGTGACATATTAGAAACTGGAATAGATTATAATAGTATTAATAAAATTACACTGACAATGGCCCAACCATTTTCAGGGACAGCGTACCTGTCTTAAGGGAGTTAGCAAATGGCAAGAAAATATTTAGTAAGTATTGATCTCAATCAGAATGAGTTAATCAAGGCACGAATTCATCATAATTCTGGACCAGTTCCAAATCCTGTAACAGGTCAGATTTACTACGATACATCAGACAACACGATGTACTACTACAATGGACTCTCATCACCAAATGGTCCATGGATGCCAATGTCTGGCTCAACGGAAGTTATTCAAGATGTAATTGGGTCATCTGTAACTGGTGGAACAGGCCTAACAGCAACATATGTTGATTCAACAGGAATCACAACATTAGATTTAGATAACACAGCAGTAACTGCTGGTTCATACGGATCACAAACAGCAATACCTACATTTACAGTAGATGCTCAAGGACGTTTGACTGCCGCAGGAACCGTAACAGTAGCAACAACTCTTTCAATTGCTGCAGAATCTGGAACAGCAGATACAGTAAATCTTTTAACAGACACCTTGACATTTGCCGCAGGCGAAGGAATCAATACCACTGTAACAGATAATACGATTACAATTGCTGGAGAAGATGCGAGCTCATCGAATAAGGGTGTTGCTTCATTTGATTCAACAGACTTTACAGTAACAACTGGAAACGTAGTATTAAATGTTGAGAGAGTACAAGATATTGTTGGTGCTCAACTTGTTGCTGGAGAAGGAATTGATTTAACATATGATGATGCCAATACAGGATCATTAACAATTGATGCAGAAATTGCAACTACCACAAACCGAGGTGTTGCATCCTTTGCTACAGAAGACTTTACAGTTACAGATGGCGCAGTAACAATTAAAAATGTTAACCTTGCCACACAGACCACTGGAAACTATATAGCAACAATTGCTGGAACAACTGACGAAATTACAGTTTCAGGTTCAGGTTCAGAAAACTCAGCAGTAACAATCGGTTTACCAGACAATGTAACAATTACAAACGATTTAACAGTTGGCGGAAACCTAACAGTTAATGGAACACTTACTTCTCTAAATACAGAGCAAGTAACAATTGAAGATAACGTAGTTGTATTAAATAGCAATGTTACTGGTTCACCAGTAGCAAACGCTGGTATTGAAGTAGAGCGTGGAACTTCAACAAATGTGTCTGTTCTATGGAATGAAGCAGACGATGCTTGGACGCTTACAAATGATGGAACAAATTTCCACTCTGTAGTACGCAAGTATTCAGAAACTTTATCAACATCAGCAACAAGTTATACAATTACACATAATCTTGGTACCAGAGACATATTAGTTCAAGTCTATGAGGTTGCATCACCGTATGCTTCTGTTGAGACAGATGTAGAACATACATCAACTACAACAGCAACAATAAGATTTGCAACCGCACCATCTTCTGGAGCATACCGAGTAGTTATTAGCGGGTAATCGTGGCAAAGCAATTTAAAACGCCCATTGCCCCACCAGCATTAAATTCAGATCCGTCTGGAACTTATGCGGGTGAGATATATTATAATACCGTATCAGGCGCTTTAAAAATTTTTAATGGAACTACTTGGAGTTTGCTTACTGGTTCTGGTGAAGGATCTGGTACATCAAATTCATTTGAAGTTTTAGCAACAGCACCTTCAGCACCAGCACAAGGAAGAACCTATTTTGATTCTTCTGAAAATACAATAAAAGTTTTTAACGGAACAATATGGTATGATGTAGCTGGCCCAAAGGAATTACTTGACCACACACACTTTGCAGGTGAGGGTGGAGTTAGAACATTAGATTATGGAAATTATGTAGAATACGGAAATTATATTGTTTCTTTAGATGGTGGAACTGCAACAACAGACTATACCACAACACCTAATGATGATATAATTGATGGAGGGGTAGGTTAAATAAAATGGCAGTTAGAATTCAATTACGTAGAGATACGGCAGCAAATTGGTCACAAAATAATCCAATTCTTCGCCCAGGCGAGGTTGGAGTAGAAACAGACACACTTAAATTTAAAATAGGGCCTACAGTTTCAGCACCAGCAATTGGTACAGCATGGAATTCAATTTCAGCCTATGCAAATATAACTTCAACAGGCCTAGCAAGTAGCCTTGCATCATATATTGAGTTGGCCGATCAAGGAGTTCCAGGCGGACCAGCAGAGCTAGACTCAAATGGAGACCTACTTGTTCCAGAAAATTCTATAATTTTGTGGGACGACGCTGACTACACATATACAACAACATTGACTGCAACACAGCCTACAGCAAATAGAACAATTACCTTCCCGAATTCATCTGGAACAGTTGCGCTAACAACAGACATTCCAACACTAGATACAGATGACGTTGCAGAAGGAACAACAAATAAATATTTTACAGACGAAAGAGCTCAAGATGCAATTGATTTAGCTTTAACAGCTGGAACAAACATTTCTAAGACTTATGATGATGTAGCTAATACTTTAACTATTGCTACCGTATCCGATCCAGCATTTGGAAATGGATTAAATGTAGGTACCCAGTCCCTTGGCTTAAGAACAACTGATGCCTACACAAATCCAATGGCAGTATTTTCAATTGATTCAGATTCAGACTACGCACAACTTGCTATCAAGAATACAGGAAACGGCGTAAACTCATCTACAGATATCATTGCATATGCTGATAATGGAAACGATACAGCTGGCTGGATTGACATGGGTATTGCTTCTAGCGCATTTAGTGATGCTGAGTTTACCATTACTGGTAAAAATGATGGATACATATTTATGGAAGCCCCAGCTACTACAGTAGCCTCAATTAATAATAAAGCATTAACAGATAACGTTGCAACTCTTACTACAGCTGCAGTTCATGGATTTACTACTGGCAAAAAGGTTACAATTGCTGGAGTAGGTGCACCATTTAATGGAATATATACAATTACTGGAACCCCAACAACAACTACGTTTACTTATGCAAAAACAAATTCAAATATTACATCTGCTGCAGTTTCTCCAGTTGGCACAGCAACTCAACACACAGGTAATGGAAATTTAGTATTAGCAACAGGTGCAAATGGTGCAGAAAATGCAATCGTATTTGCAGCAGGCGGATTACAGTCTGATAATACTCAGATGACAATTTTCCCTGATCAAAATGTTCATATTGAAATTGATACAGACTCAACTTCTGCAACAACTGGAGCTCTTACTGTAGCAGGCGGAGCAGGAATCACTGGAAACCTTTCAATTAATGGTATTGCTAGACTTACTGATACAGTATACGTTGGAGCAACATCAGAAACATTTGAAACTACAGCACAACTTACAAACCCTTCAGCAGTATTTTCACTTACTGGAGATCCATATGCTCAGGTTGCAGTTCATAATCCAGATTCTGATTCTTCCGCCGATCTTATTATTTATACAGATAATGGTACAGATGCACATGGATGGATCGACCTTGGAGTAACTGGAAGCCAATTTAGCCAGCCACAATTTGGAATTACTGGACCAAACGACGGATACTTATTCTTTGAGGCACCAGAAGGAACAACTGGAGACGGAAATCTAGTTATTGCAACTGGTAACCGTGGAGAAGCAAACAAGATTATATTTGCGGCAGGTGGTTTCGGTACTGGTACAACACAGATGGAAATTACTCCAAACCAAAATATTCACATTGAAATTCCTACAGCATCTACAAGTGCTACAACAGGAGCACTTACAGTAGTAGGTGGAGTCGGTATCTCTGGAGACCTTAATATTCAAGGTGACGTAGCAATTCAAGGAACTATTACATTCGGCGGTGGCGGAACAACCGTAGAAACACAGAACCTTGCTGTTACAGACCCAGCAATTTTCGTTGGTACAAATAATCAGGCAGACCTTGTAGATCTTGGTATCTATACAGAATTTGCTGTTACTCAGTCACCAGCAATTACTGCTACAGTAACAAATAAGGCACTTACTGACAATATTGCTACACTTACAACATCAGCAAATCATACATATTTAGATGGAGATGTTGTAACAATTACAGGTGTAGACGCAACATTTAACGGAACATTTAATATTATTGATGTTCCAACCACAACAACATTTACATATGCTAAGACTGCAACAAACGTCACAAGTGCTGCGGTTACTCCTAATGGCTCCGCCTCAGTTGGCGCAAGACGCAAATTTGGCGGAGTTGTAAGAGATGCATCTGATGGAGTGGTTAAGATATTCCATGGTGCAACAACAAAGCCATCTGGCACAACAAACTTTGCAGAAGCTGGATTATCATACTCTGGGCTTAAAATAGGAGCACTTGATGCAGCAGAGGCTACAATTGGAGATGTTTCAAATACAGAACTTCAGTATCTTAATGGTGTAACTTCGGCAATTCAGACTCAAATTAATGGTAAAATCTCTGCTTCAAGCACAGATACTCTAACAAACAAAACTTTGACATCTCCAAAAATTAATGAAGATGTTGCTCTTACAGCAACTGCAACAGAGCTTAATGTTTTAGATGGAATAACTTCAACTACTGCAGAATTAAACATTCTAGACGGAGTTACCTCCACAGCAGCTGAGTTGAATATTCTAGACGGAGTAACTGCATCAACATCAGAGCTAAACATTCTAGACGGAGTCACTTCTACAGCAGCAGAATTAAATATTCTTGATGGAGCCACACTTTCTACAACCGAATTAAATTATGTAGACGGTGTAACTTCAGCAATTCAAACTCAACTAGACGGAAAAGTTGACGAGTCTCTATTTGATACAAAGGGAGATATTCTAGTTGCTTCTGCGGACAATACCCCAGTAAAATTAGCAGCTGGAACAAATGGATATCTACTAACAGCAAATTCATCTGCAACAAATGGAATTGAATGGGCGGCTGCACCAGTAAGCCTTCCTACTCAAACAGATAATTCAGGAAAATACCTTACCACAGACGGTTCAACAGCTTCTTGGGCAACACTAGTTGTACCAATCGAAACAAAGACAGCAACTGTAACAGCAAATACTGCTACAACTGTAGACACAACAGCATTGTCAGCATTCACAAGTATTGAATATATGGTGTCTCTAAAGCAGGGTTCAAAAGTAAGAACCTCTAAGGTAATTGTACAAAATAATGGAACATCTGTAGATATGACAGAGTTTGCAATTACAGAAACAGGCGGAGTTATTTCTGGTGTGGTAATTTCTGCAGCAGTGTCTGGAACAGACGGAGTTCTGCAGGCAACAATAACAGACGCAACAAGCACGAATGTAGCAGTTAAATTATCTAAAGTTAAATTATAGGGAGGGTTAAGTGGCAGATAAAAACTTTAAAGTAAAATCTGGTTTACAAGTTCCCTCTCTTACAACAGCGGGTCCTGTAACAACAGATTCAGCTGGTAACGTTACTTCCTCTGCCACCCTTCCAATTTCACAGGGAGGAACAGGTCAGACAACCGCTGGCAATGCATTAAATGCATTACTTCCTCTTCAGACTAGCCAAGACAATAAGTTTTTACAAACTAATGGCGTAACTACACAATGGACAACTCCTCAACAGCACACAGCAACAGACGGAGTTCTAGGTTCTAGAGTGTATAGCGGAACAGTTACTCCATCCTCTCCAGTCACAGGAGATCTTTGGATAGACCAGACAACTGGAAATGGAATCCAATTAGTCAGATGGCGTAAAACTGTTGCATCTGCAACAACAACCGTAACTGGGCTAGATGACAATAACTTAACTTTATCATATACATCTGGAAATGAGCAGGTATACATTAATGGTGTATTAATTACAAGAGGCCAAGATTATACTGCTACAAATGGTACATCTGTTGTTTTAACACAGGCGGCGGAAGTCGGAGATACAATAGAAATCTTTGGTAACCCCCTATTCTCAGTAACAGATGCATATACACAATCACAGTCTAATTCATTATATGTGTCTAAGTCAGGACTGGATGCAGCTGGAAAAAATTATTTAATTAATGGAGGAATGGACGTATGGCAAAGAGGCACCTCTTTTGCAGTTACAGGATTAGGATATGCAGCTTATACAGTTGATAGGTGGACATGTTATGCAGGTGCCGCTGGAACAATCACACAAGATACTTCTTTATATGCACCAGGAACAAGATACGGACTTAGATTTACATCTACAGTATCATCAAGTGCACAGAATTGGTATCAAATGGTTGAAACTTCAAATGCAATTGCCCTAGCAGGCCAAACTGTTTGTTTATCTCTTTATGCTGCAGGAACTACGGGAACTACAGGACACTATATGAATCTTCAGTATTCTAATAATGTCGACGCTAGTTTATTTGATGCTGGTTGGACAAATTGCAGCGGCACAACGTTATCCTATCCAGCAATGACTGGAACAATGCAAAGACATATCGCTACATTTGTAGTTCCAAATACCGCAAAAAGTTTACGTGTACAGTGGACAACTGGTTTATTAACTAATGCACAATTTCAAACTATTGGTGGATTTCAATTAGAATTAGGATCAGTTGCAACACCGTTTTCTCGTGCAGGTGGAGATATTCAGGGAGAACTTGCAAAATGCCAAAGATATTTTTATACTTTGCCCTATAATTACAATGCTGAAAGAGCAAATCCCTATACTGATTTTTTAATTATGAATACTGCAGACCAAACTGGATGGGCTAGAGGTGTGGTTCAGTTTCCAGTTACAATGAGAACATCTCCTACGTTACAAGCGCCAACAGCAGCAAATTATTATATATTAGGATCAGCAGGAGTATTGTCTGTAACATCAATATCAATTGATAATATGACAAATGCATCAATGGCTGTTGTAAATGCTTATAGGACTGGCATGTCGACTGGAACAACTTATTTCTTAAGATTTGCAGGAAACGTAACAGATTATTTAAGATTTTCGGCGGAGTTATAAGGGAGAACTATGACAAGAGCTAGAGATAATGCATTCAACCCATTCAACAACCAATACGCTGGTAAAAATATATTGATTAATGGAGCATTTGATTTTTGGCAAAGAGGCACAACATTTTCTAATACAGGTGCATCTAATAAGTATACTGCTGATAGATGGGGTGCAGTAAGAGGTGGATGGGCAGCAGGACAAAAAACAGAAAGAATAGATATAAATAAATCTGAGCTTCCAATATCTGTTAACTATGGATGTAGAATAAGCAGAATTCAAGGAAATTCAAATACCTCTTCATATGCTATGACCCAATGCCTAGAAGAAAGCATGGTGGTTGCGCTAGCAGGTCAAACTGTAACATTTAGTTTTTATGCCAGAAAAAGCTCATCATATACTGGAACTGCTATTATTTTGAGCTTATTAACTGGAACATCGCAATTTGGACCAGGAGACGGAGTTCCTGGTTTAGTTAATAATGAAATTTATGTAAATCCATCTTTATCTTGGGTAAGATATTCAATAACTGCAACAGTACCAGTAAATGCCAGAGGACTGGGAGTTTCTATAAACGCTACCTGCTCTGGAACAGCTCCTGAAAATGAATATTTAGAAATTGCTGGAGCACAGCTGGAAGTAGGATCAATCCCAACAACATTTTCTCGTGCAGGTGGTACAATAGGACAAGAGCTTTCATTATGTCACAGATATTTTCAACAATTGGAAACATTTTCTAACTATTTAAATGTTACAACAAATTATTTGTCTGCATATACAAACTCATATACTCAAAATATACCTTTTAAAATAAATATGAGAACATCTCCATCGCTTACATTTATAGACCTTAACTCCAATAGCTTAAAGGTAACTGGTTATCTAGCTGGAGGCCCAGTCCACAATTTAAGTCCAGTAGTTCAAGCTTCAGCAGGAGGATTAAGGATGTACGTTAGTGGAGAGTATAGATATTTTGAAATTCTTAGTGTTTATGCGTCATCGGAAGTATAAGGGAGATATAAAATGGCAGTAAAAAGATGGAATGGAACGGCATGGGAAGTCTATGCTGGTGCCGACCTAGCTCCCGTCAAAGTTACCGACGGTAGAGTAGGTAAAACTACATTCATTGGTGCTACATCTCCTACAGGACAAGTTGATGGAGATATTTGGATTGATCAAGATACAACTACAAATGCAGTTGTTCCAACAGCATTAACAACAAAAGGCGATACATTTGTTGCAACTGGAAATGCTGCTTATACAAGATTAGCGGCGGGAAACAATGGAGAATCCCTATTTGCAGATTCATCAACTAGTACAGGATTAAGATGGCAAGGTGATTTTAATACAGGTAAAAATAAGATTCTAAATGGCGGGTTCGATATTTGGCAAAGAGGTGTATCATTTCCTGGAGCAGGTTTTGGAGCGGACAGATGGTATATAACTTATTCGACACCTCCAACAACACATAGCATTACAAGAGAAACATTTACCCCAGGCTCTGCCCCAGTTGCAGGATATGAAGGCCAATTCTTTTTAAGAAGAACTACAACAACTCTCGGAAGCAATAATGATGCCTACCTTGGAACTCAAATTGAAGATGTAAGAACACTTGCAGGACAGACTGCAACATTTTCATTTTGGGCTAAAGCAAGTTCGGCAGTAAATGTTCAAGTTGCAGCAAATCAAAGTTTTGGAACTGGTGGGTCTACAACCGTTGGCACATTTATTTCAGGTTTTAATATAACAACTGGGTGGCAAAGATACTCTGCCACATTTAACATGCCATCAGTTTCTGGAAAAACAATAGGCGCTGGAAACTATTTAAATCCATATTTTGCTTATGTACCAACAGCTGGATTATCTTTAGATATTTGGGGGGTTCAGCTAGAGGCAGGAAGTATTGCTACTCCATTTACTACAAATACTGCAAACCCTCAGCAGGAGCTTGCTGCATGTCAAAGATATTTTATTAGATATACACCAAGCTCAGCATTAGGAAATACAATGTATTTTGCATCAGGAAATACAATATCTACAACTAGAGCAATGGTTTCTGTATCAGTTCCAGTAAATTTACGTACTATTCCAAGTCTTACTAAAACATCAGGTGTAGCCTTATATAATCAAGGATCAAATTACTATTGGAATACTGCTGTAGGACCATTTTCTAACGTATACCAAGTATCGCAAAATATTTTAAATTTAGATTGCTGGGTTCCATCTGGACTTACTAATAATACTCCTGTAATGATATCATTAGTAGGTGCAAATGATTATTTAGATTTTTCAGCAGAGTTTTAAGGAGATATAAATGGCAATTAAAAGATGGAATGCAAGTACAAGTCAATGGGAATTAGTAGGTACCCCAGGAACCGCCAGCCCATCTGCAATTGGTGCGGCATCGATAGCAAATACAAATACATTTACTGGACAAAACGGATTTGGCCTTGCCCCAGTTGGAGCAAATAGAGTAACAATTGGAGGAACTTCTTTCACTTTAGACCTTCATAGATATACCTCAAATACTGGAGCTATCCCAGGAATAGAATTTAAAAAATCTTTATCTGATACAGTAGGAGCACATTCTGCAATATCTTCTACGGCACCTATTGGAAGATTAACTGGAATGGGTTCAGACGGAACAAATTTTGTAACTTCTTCACAGATACTTTTTGAAGCAGACGGAACTGTATCAACAAATGTTATTCCTGGAAAGATATCATTTTCAACAGTAAATTCTTCTGGAACTCTTTTAGAAAGAATGCGTATTACTTCTTTAGGAACATCTGTATTTGGTGGAGTCGCAACAGGAACTCCACCATCTTCAGCTAAGGTATATGTAAATAATGGTTCTAATGAAAATATTGGAAATCCTACATGGGGCGGAAGTTTAGTAATAAATGAATATAGCAATACATTAGATGGGGTAATGGGATTAGAATTTAAAACTAGAGCAGATTCAAATGGCTCTGGCTGGAGAATATCTTCATTAGCAAATAATCCAGATTTAGTATTTCAATCAAGATCAAGTTCTGCAACATGGACAGAAAGAATGCGTATTCTTTCTTCAGGAAACGTTGGAATTGGAAGAACTCCCCACTTTAATAATACTTTGGAAACTACTGGACTTATTTCAGCAAGAACATCAGGTACGGGTGGTAATACAGAGGTTTGGGCACAAGCACATGATTTCTGGGAAACTCCAACATATACTGGAGTAGGACTAAGATATTGGGGAACAGCAGTTGCTGGAAATAGAGTTACTGGTATACCATTTGCAAGCCTTGGAGAAGTAGGATTTCAAAATGTTAACTCAGCTTTAGTCCACACAAACTCCGCACCATTAGCATTTGCAAGTTATAGCATAGAGGGAATGAGACTAGCACAAAACCAGTATTTGTTAGTAGGATATACATCTTCTAATGGAGCATATCGTCTTCAAGTTAATTCTCAGATATTTGCTACATCTTCATCAATTGCAACATCTGACGGAAGATTTAAGGACAACGTATTGCCTATATCTTCAGGACTTGATATAATTGATTCTCTTAACCCCGTCTCATTTGATTGGAAAGAGCACCCAGTCCATAACTTTGTTGAGGGTAAAACAGTAGGCTTTATCGCTCAAGAGGTTAAAGAGGCGCTCAAAGACTACGAGTGGGTAGACAATATAATTAAGACTAATGCTACAGAGGCAGTTCTTGATGAAGAGGGTAACGAAATTACTCCAGCAGAAGAGTTCTTAGGAATTGCAGAGTCTAATATTATTCCGCTTCTTGTGGCGGCAGTAAAAGAATTACGAGCAGAAGTAAATACTTTAAAAGCTCAAATAAACAACTAAGGAGAATAAAATGACAGAAGAAATGACAATGCCTGAGTTTGTAGATAATTCAGATTATAAGATTAATACTACAGATTTTGGTACAACAATTGTAAGAACAGATGAAGATGGTAAAGTATGGTGGATTCCTACTGATCCCGCCAATTCTGATTATGCAAGATATCTTCGTTGGGTTGAAGCGGGTAATACTGCAGAAGCCTATGTAGCACCAACAGAGTAATTAGCATACCTTAAATGGTAAAATAGGAGTATCATGGCAGATAAGAATTTTAAGGTAAAAAAGAATATCCAGGTTACAGACTTGGCCGTTGCTGGCCCAGTTACTGTAGACTCATCTGGCGTTCTTGCCTCATCTTCTGCCCTTGCAGTAAATTTGGGCGGAACAGGGCAAACAAGCGCATCAGCTGCATTTGATGCCCTTCTTCCAACTCAAACAAATAATGCTAATAAACTTCTAGGAACAGATGGTACATCTGCATCCTGGGTATCTCCAGGAATTGCATATCAGACTTCAGCCCCAGATAATCCAGTTACTGGACAATTGTGGGTGGATTCTGATGAGACTGGTGATTCACTAGACCCATACATCATCAGAAGAAAAACAATTACAGCAACTGCTGGACAAACTGTATTTACTACAGATGTAGTATTTACAGATGGGTATGAGCAAATTTATTACAATGGGGTACTGCTTGTAAGAACAACTGATTATACAACAAGCGGCGGAACCAATACAGTTACCCTATTACAAGGAGCATCTGCTGGAGATACAGTTGAGATTATTTCATCTACTCCCATTAATTTAATTAATGCTGCAACATTAAGTACAAACACATTTATTGGAAATCAAGGAATTGGTGGAAGTCCATCATTTCCAGTTCATCAAATTGGAACAGTTGCTCCAAATATTGCAGCAGATACATATTCATCTACTGCAGGACCAGCTTATTTAGGAAGAAGATCTAGGGGAACAATTGTTTCTCCTTCTGCTACTCAAGCAGGCGATGGACTAAATGCATTTATTGGAAGAGGTTACGGCTCAACAGGATTTGGAGCAAATAACGTAGCAGCTATTTTGTTAAATGCAGAAGAAAATTTCACAGATTCATCTCAACCAACCTACATAGACTTTGGAACAACTGCATCAGGATCTATTTCTAGAAGCCAAAGAATGCGTATTGACTCTGCAGGAAGAGTAGGTATTGGACTTACACCAGTTAATTTTATTCTTGAAACTGTTTCTCCAGGATCATTTAGAATTGGAACTAATCAATTTTTTATTGCTGGTGGCGATGCTGCTAGTGCTTCAAGCCCAAATACTTATGTAGGCATTCATTATGATGCAACAAATAACCGTGCCGTTTTTGATGCCCTTTCGGGCGGTGTTGCTTGGAGAGATATAGCAATTAACTCTAGAGGAGGGAATACAATCCTAGGACTTGCTGGAGGAAAAGTTGGTATAGGAATAGCTTCTCCTACAGCACAACTGCATTTATCATTTAACAGTGGATCAGATGTTAATTCTGCACTTATAGGAAACTTTACTGGAGCAGGAGGAACTGACTTTAGATTAATTAGAAATTCAATTGCTAACTCGCAATCCGTAAGAACATTTAGAATTCGCGGAGGTAATGACTTTGACTCATTTACATCTTTTGAGTTAGGAATGGAATCTAATCACCCACTAAGATTTATTACAAATAATATAGAAAGAATGCGTATTACTGCAGATGGCTTAGTTGATATGGGAGCCTTTAGCCCGAACCACACTTTAACTGATTCAACAGCTAGAACTTATTCTGCAAATACGTGGTATACATTGCCAGGAACTTTATTGAGACCACCATCTTCTGGCTCATATTTTTTGCAAATAACTATTCAGTATAATGAAAACCAATGGCATAGCTATGCAGGGGCATGCGTATTAGGAATAGTTCAATGGAAATTTGGAGGAACACTTCCAACAATTACAATTCCATTAGATAGGCATGCTGAAGATTCAATAAACGTAAGCATTAGACCAGAAATTGGAAACGGAACCGCAACTATTTCTGTTAATTTTTCAAGCACCATATCTGTTGCTGCTGGCGGATTTGTTCAAATAAAAGCTAAGAGGATGTTCTAATGAGTAGAGCTAGAGATTTAGGATCATTAATTAATTCCTCCGCCGCTGGAAAGAATTTTGTTATAAATGGCGGTATGGACATTTGGCAAAGAGGCACTTCAAAATTAGACGGTGCAAACTCATATCACACTGCAGACCGTTGGCTATTGTCATCTGCACCAGCTGCCACTTTTAGCCGTCAAACAACAAACGACACAACTAATTTACCTTTTATTCAGTATTGTATGCGACTTCAACGCACAGCTGGTTCAACTAACACTAATAACATGAACATTGCCCAAAGTTTTGAATCAATCAATTCTGTTCCTCTTGCTGGAAAGACTGTCACTCTTTCTTTTTATGCCAGAAAAGGAGCAAACTACTCAGCTACCAACTCAGACATTACGGCTCAGTTGTTTACAGGAACAGGAACAGACCAAAATGCCTACACAGTTGGTTATACAGGTTCAGTTGCTGCAATAAGTAGAACGGCAGTTTTAACAACAACTTGGCAGCGTTTTATTTACACCGCAACCCTGGCTGCAAACACAAACGAGATCGGTTTGATTTTTGTTGGAACACAAACTGGAACAGCTGGAGCTGCTGACTTTTATGAAATTACTGGAATTCAATTAGAACAGGGTTCGTCTGCTACAGAATTTTCTAGAGCGGGCGGAGACATTCAAGGAGAGCTTGCAAAGTGCCAAAGATATTACGAAACAAATTACCCAGCTGGAATTACGCCAGGGTTTAATATGCCAAACGCTGGTTTAGATTTTGCAAGCCTCTCTTTGTCTGCAAAAATGGGCGTTACTGGCACAACTGGATCAAACAGGTCTAGATCAGAGGCAAGAGTTTTTGCGGTTCAAAAAAGATCAACTCCTAGCGCAATATATTGGGATTGGGTGGGAAACATTTCAAAATATTCTGGAGGAAATTTTGATGGATCAAGAAGCAGCGACAACCTTTCGGTAGATGCATTCGGTGGTTTTGGGGTATCAGATAAATCTATTTCTTTTCAAACAGTGTCAGCTTCATCTTCAATTGTTTTTGCTGGAGTAATGTGGGCTGCGTCAGCAGAACTATAAGGAGATAATATGGCAAAGAAACTTAAAATATGGAATGGAGCATCTTGGGAAGATGTTACATTTGCAATCACTCCTCCTAATACAGCTGTAACAAATGCATTTACTACTAATCAGGTTATTGATACATCTACTTCAGTAGCCGCCCTTAGAATAACACAGCGGGGAACAGGAGAAGCACTAAGAGTAGAAGATGAAACAAATCCTGACTCTAGCCCATTTGTAATTGATTTAAATGGAAACGTTGGAATAGGAATGTCACCATCTGGAACATTTAATAAAGGAATGTATATTAATTCTGGATCAGGTCAATATGCTGGAATTCTCTTAACAAATTCTTCTACTGGTTCTGCGGATACTGATGGCTCTGCTTTATACATATCTAATTCAGCTTTAATTTTAAGCAATAGAGAAGCATCATCACTTTCATTAGCAACAAGTAATGTTGAAAGATTAACAATTGCTTCAAATGGGGCCGCAACATTTGCAGGTGCTCTTACAGTTTCTGGAGCATTAACCGCTACCGCTGGAACAACAAGTCTTGGAGTTACAGTATTGACTGGTTTGTTAGTTGGAAAAGAAAATTTAGGAGGATCCGTTTATGCTTCAAATGATACTGGATCTTTTTCTGTTAGATCAACTGGAGCAAATGCAGCATCAATGTCTTTCCATAGACCAGGAATTTATGCAGTAAACATGGGATTGGACACAGATAATCAATTTAAAATTGGTGGTTGGTCTGGAGGGTCTACAGATCACTTCGTTTTAAATTTTGGAACAGGTCTTACAGTTTCTTCAGCAAGAGCAAATGTGGCACAAAGCGTTTCTGACGGAAGATATAGAAATATTTACACATCAACCTCTAACCCATCAGGCGGAAATGATGGAGATATGTGGGCAACTTATGTATAGGATTATAAATGCCATACAATGTTAAGGTCGGCGGAACATGGAGAGCAACATCTGCTAATTATGTAAAAGTATCAGGAACATGGAGAACTGTTTCTTCTATATGGGTTAAAGTTGCTGGAACATGGAGACAGTTTTTTACTACCGTCCGAGCATTTACTACATTATCTACAAATTATCCAGATAACAAAGGTGCTGTTACTTTGGGTGTAATTGGCACAACCTTACTAAGATTTTCTGGAGAATCCCCCTTTACAAACTTAGCATACAAATGCGATACAGATACAAATACAACAACATGGACTCAGGTTACAAATTATCCAGTTGCATCACAAGGAGCATTTGGAGGAGTGATCGGCTCAACAATTTGGGGAACGGCAGGATATCCAAATACAACAAGCGTATATGGAACTAGCAATCTAGGGTCATCTTGGACAACAGGTGCATCTTGCTCATCTTCATATTGGCATGTTACAACAGCAAATGGTTGTGCTCAACTAAGTGGTGCAATATTAAAAGCAGGCGGATTTAATAGTACAGTAGAAAGTTTCAATGGTTCTGCATGGACAAATAGAACAGCCCAATCCAGCCTTGGTTTTGGAATGCTTATTGACACCCCGTCAAGAACATACTATACTGGAGGTCCTGGATCAGAATCAAATCAAACAACCGTTAGATCAACAGTTGGAGGAGCATCTTGGACAGTAGAAACATCTCAACCAGTTGCTACACGAAGAACTTATGGGTCCAACCTAGATGGTAAAATTTTACAGTTGGGTGGAGAAGCAGTTTCAAATGTTTATGAATATAGCGGAACGGGCGGAACATGGTCGGCAAGAATTGCAATAGGTTATGGAAGTACATATACATCATACGACATAAGTGGAAAAGCCACCTATGGAACTGGATTTAATATAACTTGGAAGTATGCATAATGACAACATATCAAATTAGAATAACCAATCAAAAGGGTAAGATTATTGTCTGGATAGACAAGGACAATGAAATCTGTATTAAGCAGCCAATGAGACCTGGCCGCACTGAAAAAGAAGGCTGGAAGTCAGAAGAGGAAGCTCTTCAATGGGCAGAAGAACATAGATATATGCTATTGAATTCAGCGGCTCATACAGAGTTTACTGAATTAAATAAGCAAGTAAATGAAGAATTAGAAAGACAAGCAAATCGTGCTACAATATTACAAGCAGCAGCTTTATCTGTATTTGCCGCAAAACAAAATGAGGAATTCTCGGAAATGTTTTTAGGGGAAGCCAAAAAAAGCTTAATAAATTTAAACATGCTTGGGGATAAACATCAGGCGGCAATTGAAGGAATTAAATCAAACTATAAGGAGATAGAATCATGGCAGCAAATTTTAGCGCTAGAGTAACATCAAATGAGGATAGCTTTATCACCGCCTGGGTAGATAGAGATGGCTCAATTTGTATTGAACAGCCATTTAATCCAGAAGTATCTGGAAGTCCAACATGGACAACTGAAGAAGAGGCAATGACATGGGCAATAGCACATGCAGCGATTCTTGCAGCACAGCCTGAGCCAACTGATCGCATGGCTGATATGGAAGCCAAGATGGATCAAATTCTGGCGGCTTTGAACGCTAACTAGGCTATAATTAAGTCATACCAATTAGGGGATATGTGAACCAGATTGTCAGATAAAGATTTTAAAGTAAAGAATAAACTTGTAGTCAATGGACTTACTGGCGGTGCTGGCCCGCTTATTGCCAACTCAAATAAAGAAATAGATTCAGTAGCATTCCTAACTACATTGCAGGGCGGAACAGGAACAACAACATCTCCTTCTGCAGGTCAAGTATTATATTCAGCAGGCGGAACATCATATAACCCAACAGCCCTAAATACATTAGATGTAAAGGGTGCTACATATTCTGCAGATGCCCCATCTAGCCCAGTTATTGGGCAAATCTGGGTAGAGTCAGATACAACCTCAGATTCATTTGATCCTAATATTATTAGACGCAAGTCATTTACCGCAACTGCAGGACAGACAACATTTACAACAGATGTTGAATTTATTCAGGGATATGAGCAGGTATTCTTTAATGGAATGCTACTTGTTCGTAATAATGACTATACAACTACAAATGATACTACTGTTGTTTTAACAACAGGGGCGGCAGTAAACGATGTAGTAGAAGTAGTAACAATAACTAATTTAAATTCTATTAACACCGTCACAACAACTGGTGCAAATACAATAACATCAACTAGTGCATCTACAATACCATTAACAATACAAGGCGCAGCATCTCAAACAGCTGACTTGCTTAGACTTACAAACAGCTCTGGACAAATTTTAGCAAACCATAACGGATCAACTTTAAATTTAAAAACTAATACATTCCCAGCTCTTTCATTAACAAGATATGGAATAGATCAGGCAAGCGCAGGTATAGATTTTATAAAATCAAATAGTGCTACTTTAGATACTGATGCTGCCGTAGCTTTAGATAGCAAACTGTTTGATATGAGGTCTGTTGGTTATGATGGATCAGCATACGGAACTGTTGCAACATCAATATCTGGTTGGGTAGACGGTGCAGTAAGTAGTGGATCTATTCCAGGAAGATTAGTTTTTGCTACGTCTGGCGTAGAAAGACTTCGGATTAATTCTAGTGGAAATATAAGCTCATTATTCAATCAATCATTTGCTAACAGCTCATATGCTGGAAAGAATGTAATAATTAATGGAGCGATGGATATCTGGCAAAGAGGTACTTCTTTTCCAAGCGGAGTCGGTCTTGGATCTGCAACAGTTTATTCTGCAGATAGATGGCACTGGTACAGAGGCGGAAATGATTCAGGAGCAACTTTAACTAGACAGTCTGCTGGACTTGCTGGATTTCAATATTGTATTAGAATGCAAAGAAACTCTGGAAATACTTCTACTCAAGCATTAGGATTAAGATATACTGCAGAAACTGCAGACTCTGTAAGATTTGCAGGAAAACAAGTTACGTTATCATTCTGGGCGAGAAAAGGTGCAAACTATAGCGGATCAAGCAATACATTTAGAGCAACAGTTGCAACTGGAACTGGAACAGATCAAGTAGTTCATTCATTTACTGGATTTGCTTATATCGTAGATCAAAATGTAACTCTTACAGATAACTGGCAAAGATTTACTCTTACTGGAACTGCCGCATCTAATGTTACTCAAATTGGTTTAGAAATGTTCCATACACCAACAGGTACTGCAGGGGCAAATGATTTTATGGAAATTACTGGAATTCAATTAGAAGAAGGTTCAATAGCAACACCTTTTTCTCGTGCAACAGGAACTACTCAAGGTGAACTTGCTGCATGCCAAAGATATTTCCAAATACTTGGAGACAATATCTATGAATTAATTTATGGCGGCTACATGACTTCAGGAACTGTTGCCTACATATCTTTTCCATTCCCAGTAACTATGAGAACTACTCCAGTCGGAACATTAGTTGGAGGTTGGGCAGTATTTAATACAGGACAACCAGTAATTCAAGCAACATTTCCACATACAATTTCTTTAAGAGCAACATCAACTGCTACAGGACAATTTTATTTTCATAGTAATACAACATATTATTTAACAATGAATGCGGAGCTGTAAAATGACAATAATATATGAACATATAAATGAAGATCTAGAAAATATGATTATAGAGCATATTAGCAGAACAAATGAAGACGGTTCGGTATCTTGGATTCCAATAGAGCCAAAGAATTCTGAATATCAAGAGTATTTAAGGTGGGTGGAGGAAAATAATGTCTAGAGTTAGAGATCTAGCAAGTATATTAACAGCATCATCTAGTATGGCTACTGATACTGAAGTTTCTGCTGTATCCGCTCAAATTCCTACAAATGTCGCGGGTAAGAATTTTGTAATTAATGGCGGAATGGATATAGCCCAGAGAGGAACATCTTTAACTGGAGTAAATGGTTACTCGTTAGATAGATGGCTAGTTAACGGATTTGGAACAAATTCAAATATATCAGTAGGTCAATTTTTAATATCTACATTAATTCCAGGTCTTAGATATTATATGAGAGTTGCTCCTACTACATCAAATAATCAAAATTTTTGGATTAGCCAATCTTTAGAAACTCATGAAGTTATAAGGCTTGCTGGTAAACAAGTAACATTATCTTTCTATCACAGAATGCCGTTTGCATTTACTGGAACATGGAGTGCGGCTGTATCGTTTTCTACTGGCACAGATGCTAATCTGCATTATCCAGCTTCATCCACAGGAATTTTTGCTGAAAATTTAAGTGGCACAGCGGCATGGCAAAGGTATACAAAAACATTTACAGTTCCTGCAAATGCAACTTCCCTTGCTATACAGTTTCAAACAACAAACAATGTTTTAAACACATCTATGTTTGATTTAACAGGAGTTCAATTAGAAATTGGATCTGTTGCTACAGATTTTTCTAGAGCAGGTGGAGATATTCAAGGAGAACTTTCTAAATGCCAAAGATATTACTGGCGATATGGTGGAGAAAATGTCTATCAATTTTTTGGTAACGGACTTGCCCCATCAACTAGCGGAGTGTATTATTTTATAAATAATCCAGTTCCAATGAGAGTTGGACCAACATCAATTGAGTTTGCTTCATTGGCAGCCTACGACGGACCAAATGCAATTGTAGTCAGCAATCTTATTTTAGATAGACCAACAAGAAACGGAGCATTCTTGTTTGCAACTGTATCTGGTACAACTCAATATAGACCTTACATGATAACAACAAATAATAATGCTAACGGATACTTGGCATTTAGTGCGGAATTATAGGAGATAAATAATGGGTAAAAAAATAAGAGTATGGGATGGAACAGCGTGGCAAGATGTAGCACCATCATTGCCTTATACCGCCATTCATTCTGCACAAGCATCAATGCCATTGACTGGCGTAGATGGGCAAGTTTGGCTAGACACAGATGGAACTTTGGCGGGACAAGATTTTGTTCCATTAGCTGGTGGAACAATGACAGGAAATTTAAACACTCCTTCTATAAATAGTGGACCAATTGTTGGACGTAATAATTTATTAAATGGTGATTTTTCAATTTGGCAGCGTGGCACATCATTTACTGGCACAAGTAATTCAAATGTATTTACCGCCGACAGATGGATAGTTCAAAGTCAAGGAGTAAATAGCTCTGTATCAAAACAAGTCTTGTCTGGTGGAGAAATTGCTGGATATGATTCAGAGTCTTATATTAGAATTTCAAATGCTTCAGCTGGATCTGCAAATACATTATTTATACAAAGAATAGAAGATGTTAGAAGTATGGCAGGTCAAAATGTCACTGTTTCATTTTGGGCAAAAGCTTCTACTGCAACTACAATATATGTAAGATCTGATCAAGATTTTGGTTCTGGCGGAAGTTCTAGAGTTGCTAATGGAGGTTCTGGAGTTTCAGTTTCTACTACATGGCAAAGAAGGTCTGCGACATTTGCATTATCTTCAATTTCTGGAAAAACGATTGGGCCTTCATCCTATTTAGACTTTTTTATATACTGGGCAAATACATCCGCACAGACTGTAGATTTATGGGGAATTCAAATAGAATTAGGCAGTCAAGCAACTCCATTTCATACTGCTACTCCAAATCAACAAACAGAATTAGCAGCATGTCAGAGATATTATTATAGAACATCTGGAACAACATACACTCCATTAACTGTAGGAGGATATACTCAAAGCACTACTGATTTAGCTTGGTGGGTCCCGCTTCCAGTTTCAATGCGTGTAGCGCCAACGTCTCTAGATTTTTCAGGATCTGGAGCTATAGCATTTAGAAGTGCTAACAACGGATCTGGATACACTATGGGGAATTTGACCTTTGCATCTTCGCTATCAACACCGACATTAGCTCGTGGTGGAGGATCAATCAGTAGCGGAACATGGGTAGCCTTTCACTCAGGCTACCTTGAAGGAAATAACGGACCATGCTTTCTAGGATTTTCAGCGGAATTATAAGGAGATATAAATGCCAACATTAGGAAATACACCAAGACCAGCTTATGTATATGATACAGAGACAGATACTTGGGTTCCCGTCGGAGTAGGAGCACATACTCATAGCGATATACCAAATACATTGGTAGATGCTAAGGGAGATCTTATTACCGCCACCGCCGATAACGTTCCTGCCCGTTTAGCAAAAGGAGCGGACGGAACAGTATTAGTTGCAGACTCCACAACTTCAACAGGATTAGCTTGGCAGCCATATGCTCCACAAGTTGTTGCAGGAAAAAATAAAATAATCAATGGAGATTTTTCAGTTTGGCAACGTGGATCTTCTTTTACAAGCCCATCAGATAATGTATTTACAGCAGATCGCTGGAGACAAAATGGTGACGGAACAAAGGGCACAAGAATTTGGAGTAGACAAGCATTTACTCCAGGAGAAATTCCTGGATATGAATCTCAATACTATATGAGATTTCAGCAATCTGTGGCTGGTTCTGGAGCAACATATCAAAATATATTAATTCAGCCAATTGAAGATGTTAGAACGTTGGCTGGAAAAACTGTAACTTTCTCATTTTGGGCAAAAGCAGACACAACTGGAAGAACTATTGCCCCTATAGCATATAGATTTTATGGAACAGGAAGCCCTTCTTCCGCAGAAGGAATAAATCCAGCACCAATAACATTAACTACATCATGGCAAAGATATTCCTCAACATTTTTTATTCCGTCTTTAGCTGGCAAAACAATATCTTCATCTGATCATACTTTGCAAATGATTTTAGCTCCGACATTTAATATTGCTCAAACAATTGATATTTGGGGGATTCAATTAGAAGAAGGATCAGTAGCAACCCCATTTAGCACAGCAACAGGAACTATTCAGGGAGAGCTCGCTGCATGCCAAAGATATTATTATAAAATAGGTCCATCCGATGGATCTTCTTCATCATTTTTATATTCACCATTGGGAATGGCTAATGCTACTACTCAAGTAATTGTTACATTTCCTTTCCCTCAAATAATGCGTGTTAAGCCAACATCTATTGAGTATACAAATCCAAGAGTTTCTGATGGGGCAAACGTATCAACTGCAACATCTTTAATTTTGGGAGATGCTTCATCAAGCCTGGGCTCTGTTAATGTTAATGGATCTGGATTTACAGTATTTAGAAATTATTGGATGATGAATAACAGTAACTCATCCCTTGCGTTTAACGCAGAACTATAAGGAGAAATAAAATGCTAAACTATGAAAGAATAACAACTACAAACATGGATGAAACTACAACAGATCATATTATTATAGATCGTGGAAATGATGAGTTTACTTCGTTTCCCGCCGTTGATGGAAACCCTGCATATGAAGCTTTTAAGTTACAACTAGAAGCAGAAGCAGCGGAATAAAAATATGTCATATCAGCTTAAGGTAATCAAGGATTACCCAATTGGTTTTTGGCCATTGGATGAGTCTTCTGGAACTACCGCTGCTGATATTTCAGGATGCGGAAACAATGGAACATATACTGGAGGATTATCTACTGGCTTAATCCCATTAGTTTCTGGAGGCCTAAACGGGTCTTTAATTAATAATACAAAATATATAACCTTACCAGTAACTAAAGATTATTATGGATCTACCGCCGACGGCGGCTTTGCAGATGAAAATTCATCTGACAATGATTTTTCATTAGAGGTTTGGATATACCCTAAATTTACAACCTCCTCATTAACTCCGATATTTGCAGACAGCTCAGCAGATGTTGGAATATATTATGAAAAAGGAAACATTGTTTTTAAACTTGAAGCGGAAAGAATAGACTATACACTTCCAATAATTAGCTCATCCATACACATCGTTGCTGTATATTCTAAATCAAGTATGTCTTTGTATGTAAATGGAAAGTTTGGATCAAGCAAGGCTCTGGATAATTTTAAATTTACAAACCCATCTATCACATTAAAAGTCGGTCCAACAACTAGTGCATCAGATTCATTTATTGTAGATGCTCCTGCCGTATATAGATACGGATTAGATTTAAATTTGGCGGCAGAACATTATTCTATTTCAAGTGGCATATCTCCTTTGCAGGTAGCCTATCCAGAAAACGGAACTTTATTTGATATATATGACGATGGTGTTTCAAGACAATATGCATTTATGTACCCCGCAAATAGACCATGGGAATATTTCTTAACTGAAGACTTAATATATAATGGCGAAGAACAATATATAGAAATTAAAAAAACGGCCACAGCAGCCTCTAAGAGCGTCGTAATCACAGATGCTATAGCAATACCTTCGGGATTCAATCTAGACTCGTCTAAGATAGAGTGGAACGGCGATAACGGGGTATCTGTAAGAGCCTCTACAGATGGTACAACATGGCAACCATGTATTAATGGAAGATCTATTCCTCAATTTAAATTAGATGATTCTTCATTTAGCACAGAAAGAACCCTTTATCTTGAGATAACTTTAGCCTCATCAGATGCATCTAAATATCTACCAAGGCTTTATAGCTTAATTCTATGTTTTTATAATGACCAGATATTGTATTCTCAAACTAATGGCGACTATTTAAATACTTTAGATGGACTATCTGGGGCTACAATAAAAGAAATTACGACGGGTAGAATTAGTCATCCTATTCTTTCCCGCCATAAAAATAATGGCCTAAGAACTGGATCGGCATCTGGCTTTAAAGTAAATACATCAGAATCAATTAGAACCGTAGAGTTCTTTTTGACGCTATCAGCCCTCACCGCAAATTGTATATTATTTAGTAGCGCAGATGGAACCTATGTTGCCTCTAAGTTTGCCTGGGGAAATACTGGAACTATTGATAAAACAAACATATCTTCAATACATGTCAATGGTATCGACAAGACGTCTGCAACAAATATTAGTACGGTGTTTACAGCAGACGAGCTGTATCATATAGTGATAGTGACATCTGGTCCAATTACTGGACCAATTAGGTTCAACTATTTAAGCTCAGGCGGCCCATCTTCCCTATATCAGTATTTGTCATACTACCCAGAAGCATTTACTTCTCAAAATGCTGTAGACCATTACAACATGCATATAGGCAGAACCTCGTCTGTAGCAGACGATTCGTCTGTGGCTTTGACAGAAAATGCAGTTAACTTCTATAATAATGACTGGATCGTAATCCAAAACAGATAATTTGTCAGACTGCCTGACAAAAAGCTGGACTTAAACAGCAAAGAATGGTAAAATAAAAGCCTATGGATATTAACAAGGTTAATTCAAAAGTTTTGGAAGAAGAAACAAGACTAGGTATTTATGTCTGGGAAATGCCAGATGGTAGATGGATTGGAGACGATGATGGTAACTTTCTTTCTATCACGTCGACAAAAGGAAATAGATCCAAAGTCGATGCTCTGGCTAGAGAAGTTCGCTCATATGGTATATATGAGGGCGGGCCTAAATTTCTTTCAGGAAGAAGAAAAATTGACGACGAAGAGTTCTCATACCAACAGTCAAGATTGAACCTAGGCCTTGTGCCAGATCCATTAGATATTGGAAGCTATAAAGACGAGATGAAGAACTTAAAGAATTTAAGGGGATAAAATGGAATTTATTGAAGAAGAGACAGAACAAGTAAACGAAATCAGAATTAACAATTCTTCTGATTGGTTTTCATTTAAAAAAGAATCTTCAAGCAATGACCCATTTGATATTGGAAAAGACGACCTTGCAAAAGTAAGAGGCCTCAGTCCAGCATTCCGTCGTAAGATGTCAAGAGAATTAAGTAAATCATTTACTGGAGTTGACGGTGCGGCAACACAACAAAATCTTTTGGCACAAGCAATCAGCGGATACTCAATGTTCGATCTTGTACAGCCACCATATAACCTAGAATACCTATCACAAATTTATGAAATATCAACATACAACTACGCAGCAATTAATGCTAAGGTTTCAAACATCATCGGTCTCGGATATGACTTCGTTGAAACAAAGAAAACAAATGATGCCTTCGATTCAATTACAGACGATAAGCAATTAGAAAGAGCACGTAGAAAATTAAATAAGCTTCGTCAAGATTTGAATGCTTGGCTTGATTCAACAAATGATGAAGATACCTTTACAGAAACTCTTAAAAAGGTTTATACAGATTTAGAGGCAACAGGAAATGGATTCCTTGAAATCAGCAGAACCACAGCAGGAAACATCGGATATATTGGACATATCCCAGCTAAGACAATGCGTGTGCGTCGTCTGCGTGATGGATTCATTCAGCTACTCTATGGCAAGGCCGTTTACTTCAGAAACTTTGGAGATATGGACACACCAAGTCCGATTACATCTCAGGAAGATCGGCCAAACGAAGTAATTCATTTGAAGAAGTATACTCCAATGAATAACTATTATGGCATTCCAGATATTATTGCTGCACAGAATGCATTGGCTGGAAATGAATTTGCTGGTCGTTATAACCTAGACTACTTTGAAAATAAAGCGGTACCTCGTTATATTATTACGGTAAAGGGCGCAAAGCTTTCACCAGACTCAGAAAGAAAACTGCTTGAATTTTTCCAGGTTGGACTAAAGGGCAAAAACCATAGATCCCTTTATGTTCCACTTCCAGCAGATACACCAGACTCAAAGGTTGAATTTAAGATGGAGCCTATTGAGGCGGGAACCCAAGAGTCATCATTTAATAAATATCGTCAGGCTAATAGAGACGAAATCCTACTGGCTCACAGAGTCCCTATTAATAAGATCGGTGTCCCAGAAGGAGTATCCCTTGCAAATGCTCGTGATGCAGACAAGACATTTAAAGAGCAGGTTTGTAGACCAGCTCAGATGATATTAGAGAAAAGATTAAATCAAATATTTGCAGAAAAGACAGATGCTCTTTCTCTTAAATTTAATGAATTAACGCTTACAGACGAAGATACTCAGTCTAAAATTGATGAGAGATATTTGCGTATGCAGGTAATTACCCCTAATGAAGTTCGTATTCGAAAAGGCATGATTCCTCTAGACGGAGGAGACGATGTTATTGAATTAAAACCCCAAGCAGCGGCGGAAGCTAGATCTCAGGCTGGAAATACTAGAGCCAGATCACAAGAAAGACAAAGTAATTCTCCCGATAATTCTGGAGAAGGCCGCAATGCTAAGGGGGATGGCAGAACAGTAGAGTAGTACTGCTCAACTAGTTATTTGCCTTTTTATCTACAAATAGATAAAATTAACCATATGAACATTGAAAAGTCACATTGGTCGTCCAATGGAGAAAACATAAGCCTTACAGTTCCTTTCACAAAAGTAAATCGTGAGAAGAGAACAGTTTCTGGTTTTGCAACACTTGATAACATTGACCAGACAAATGATGTAGTTACATCAGAAGCAAGCTTAAAAGCATTTGAAAGTTTCCGTGGAAACATTCGTGAAATGCACACACCACTTGCAGTAGGCAAGATGCTTTCATTTAGACCAGAAA